CCTGAGGGCGACAAAGGTGCACCGCCCGCAGACCCGCTCGCTGGCAGCTCTGCAGCCGATGGCGCCGCGGATGGTTCCGAAGTGGGCGGCGACAAGGCCGCTGGATCTGACGAGTAGGTCGGGCCTTCTATGACTGGGTTCGCAACCTACACGGATCTCGGCACTCGACTGAAGCGCGTGTTCATCGGTGACGAGCAGGCGTGGATTGACGAGCTGCTCGAGGATGCTTCNGAGCATCTGCGGACGGTCATCGGACAGGAGGTCTACCCGCAGCGCACGGTCACCTTTGAGGGGTGGCCTGCAGGCGGGCGGGTAGACCTCCCTCAGGCCCCGGTGGTGTCGATCGAGCTCGTTGCTCGAGCTGGCGAACCGATCCCGTATCAGCGGGGCCCGGGCTACGTAGAGGTCGACGGAAAAGACCCCGTCGACATCACCTACTGGTTTGGTACCGCCGCTCCGCCGCGCGAGCTCACTCGGCTTGCCTGCGTGCTCGTGTCGCAGACGCTGTTGCCGCTCGAGCAGGAGCTCGGCCTCACGGCGGGTGGGCTCTCATCGGTGCAGCTCGACGACTTCAAGCTGGCGTTCGCGAATGCCGGTGAGCTTTCGGGAATGGCTCTGACGAAGCACGCGACAGCGTCGATCCAAAAGCAGTTCGGCCGCGAGGGCGTCGCAATCGTCGAGGCGTCATCATGAGCGTGCTCGGTGGCGTACTCGGTGCGGGGCGGCGACAGGCGCAGGCACGAATGACCGAACGGGTGCTCGTTGGGCACTGGGTTGAGGGCACAGACCCGTCGACCGGTGACGCAGTGCGCGTGCTCGGCGCCGAGCACTACTCGGGTGTTGGGCAGATCAAGTACCCATCGATGACCGTGTCTGATGTTCGCACTGAGATCGGGCAGCAAGTTGCCGTGGTCGACGTGGTGCTGAAGATCCCGGTCGGTGGTGGCCCTGCAATCTGCAAGGGCGATCTCGTGAAGGTGCTCAGCTCGAGCGCCGATCCGTCTCTCGCGGGCCGATGGTTCCGAGTCAAGGCTTGGCCGCAGTCGGGACAGGTCACTGCGCACCGATACCCGATCGAGGAGGTGTCATGAGCGATCTCGACAACCTGGTGCACGACCTCGGGAAGATCCCCACAAAGGCGCTCGAGAACGTGCGCACCGCGGTGGAGGTCTCTGCCCGGCATCTGAAGGATGACTGGCGAGACGCCGCGAAAGGCAACAACCCTGCTCACTCGAAGCAGTATCCATCGAGCATCAGCTACACGCTGCGGAACTGGCCGGGTGAGGCGTCAGCGCAGGTTGGGCCGGAGCTCGGCGGTCAAGGCTCGCTGGGCATTCTCGAGGAAGCAAACGGCGGGGTCGCTTCGGCGCCGCAACGCAACTGGGAAGAGCCGCTGAGGGCCGCTGAGAAGGACTTCGCGGATGGTCTCGCGAAAGCGTTGGGAGATGCCTTTGGCTGATATCGCTGCACTCATCACCGCGAGGTTCGACACCTCACCCATTCTCACCGGCAAGCTGCGCGACACTGCGCTCGACGAGCACGGCAAGGTCGTGCGCGGGAACTACCTGTTGCTCTTCTCGACCGCGAACCCNGNNGAGCTTGTCACCGATCGGCACACGAAGCCGCAAACGGNCGACGACGTCGGCCGNTGGGAATGGACTGTTCGCGCGGTGGCGGTCGACCCCGACGGCGTGCGGTTGCTGCTGCGTGAAGCCTTCACGCTGCTCGTCGGCTGGCGACCCATTGTCGCGGGTCGGCGCCCCTCCAAGGTCAAGCACGAGGGCGCTGAGCCTATCCGGCCTGACCGCTCTCTCGGCTCGCCGTTGTATTTCGGCGAGGACGACTACTCGATGCGCTGCTAGCGCCACATAGAAAGAACACCACGATGACACTTCACGACGTGACCTTCGTCGACGGCACCAAGAGCCGCGTCGACGAGAGATGGATCAACCGGTGGCCCGAGGACATTGCCGAGGTCGACGGCGAGCCCTTCGAGCAGCCAGACGGTTCAGTTAGGGCAGCCACCAAGCACGCCGCCGCGGACCTGTCGGTCGACGAGGTTCCACCTGAGGCGGGTGAGCTCGTTGATCTGGAGGCCGTGCAGCCGATCGGGTTCGCCGCGGACCCCGATGAGCCGGCACCCGCCGAGCTCAAGAAACCCACTTCAAAGCCCAGGGCTGGGCAGAAAGCGAAGGCGTCATGACGCTCGAAAATACTCCGAAGTCCGTCGAGTCCGACGGCACGTTTCGACTCTGGTTCGTCCCCGACGGTTCCAACCCGAAGTCGGCCGCGATCCTCAACGGGTCGACGGCGAAGTCGATCACGTACTCGATGGTGCCCGGTGGTTTCAAACGAGACACCAACGAAGAGACCGTCTCTGACGAGCGGCTCTCGCTGAAGCAGATGCTCGAGCGCCCTGGCAGCGTGACCGACAGCATCGAAGTGCAGTACGTGTTCGGTGACGAAGACGATGTGGCAAACGCTGCACTTGCCGAAGGCGTTGAGGGCTCCATCGTCGCGCGCTATGCGGTTCCGAACGAAACCGACGCTACTGCAGCTCAGCTCGTTGACATCGCCAAGGTTCGCTGCGGCAAGCAGCGCAAGAACCAGCCCGTTCGTAACGGCGTCTGGGTGAAGACGCAGAAGCTCTTCGTCATCGCCCCCGTGGAGGACGACGTCGCGCTCATCGCGTAGAAACCACCCACATGCTGGCCGCCCTGCCAATAGGGCGGCCAGCACCCCCATTCACTCTTCGAACCAAAGGAATATCTCGTGTCTCTCGAACAGAAAATCAACAAAGCAACCCTCGGCCACCGCGACGTACAGATCAGCCTCGACGGCGAGCTCGTCGTGCACCGTGAGCTCGCGCTCGCCGCAGTCCGAGAAGCCGCGAAAGCTCACACCGTCGCGCTCGTGGAGCTGCAACGCGGCGAAGAACAGAAGCATCACGACGATCGCCTTGGTAAATCAATCGGTTTACCGAAGCTCAAGAAAGCAGTGAAGGACACCGAAGCAGGTGTAGTCGCTGCTCGCGCCAAGGTCGCAGAGATCGAAGCGGCGATGGTCGAGGATCTCGCAACGTTCCGAGTACTTGCTCTCCCGAAGGACACCTTCAACGAGCTTAAGCTCGCAGGCGAAGGTGACGCCAGCAAGACCTACTCGCTGATCGCTCGCGCCTCAGTGAAGTACGTGAACGATGCTGGTGAAGTCGAGCCGATCGCCGCCGAGCTTTGGGATCAGTTGGAACCAAACCTCACCGAGGGGCAGTGGCAGCTGTTCGTGAACGCGATCGACGAGCTCAACATCATCAGCGGCCGTAACAGGCAAGCTTTTTTAGCTCTCGGGTCAGAGACGACCCCGAGCTAAGAGAAGATCTCTCAGCCGCGCTCGAGCTGCGTATCTCACCCCGCCGCTTCTGGGGGTGGGAGCCAGCTCGAGTAGCGGTGAGCGAGACGCAGGAGGACGGGTCGACCGTCACCCGCACCGAGACCGAGCCCGAGTGGGACGACGAGCAACGCGCGCTCATGCTCGAGTACCTGCGGTGGCAGCGACGCCTCGGCCCACACGGTCACCCGATGGACGAAGCCACCTCGCCGCTCGCCGACCCCGCAAACCGCGACGGCACCTACCGCTACTACGCAGACCCACTTCCGATCGTCGACTACGCCGAACGAGAGCGAGCGCTCGCCGCCGAGGCCTACCGAAAGAACCTGGGTGACGGCGAGTCGATGGCTGGCCTGATCTTCACCGTTGAGCGGATACCGGTCGACCGGTCAACCCGCAAATAGCGCGATCACGGGAGGGGGTCTCCCGTGGAGAGAGTTGTCTCAGTCGAGCTGCAGGGCAAAGTCTCTGGGTTCATCAACGCGATGGCGCAGGCCAAGCAGGCCGCGTCCGACGTCAATAACGAGATCAAGAAGGCCGCGAGCGAGCACCCCCAGCAACTGCGTGAGGTCGCCAACGCGTTTACCGCTGTCGGCCTCGCTGCGGCAGCGGCAGCAGGGCTCGCGATCGCCAAGTGGGCGAACTTCGACGAGGCCATGTCGGCGGTGCAAGCCGCAACCCACGAGTCGGAAGGCTCAATGCGGCTACTCGAAGCCGCAGCACTCGACGCCGGTGCTCGCACCGTCTTCTCGGCCACTGAAGCAGCCAACGCGATCGAGGAGCTCGCAAAGGCCGGCGTCTCCACCAAGGACATCCTTGCTGGCGGCCTGGACGGGGCGCTCGATCTAGCTGCAGCTGGCGGTCTTGGCGTCGCAGATGCCGCAGGGATTGCGGCCACCGCACTGAAGACCTTCAACCTCGAGGGCTCAGACATGGCCCACGTGGCGGACCTGCTCGCTGCAGGCGCCGGGAAAGCGATGGGCGACGTTACAGATCTCTCGGCCGCGCTGAACCAATCCGCCATGGTTGCAAACGCAACAGGACTGTCGATCGAGGAAACCACCGCGGGCCTCGCCGCGTTCGCATCTCAGGGTCTTCTCGGTTCAGACGCGGGCACTTCGTTCAAATCGATGCTGCAGTCGCTCACCCCAACCTCGGAGAAAGCACGCTCCGAAATGGAGCGGCTCGGCATCTCTGCATACGACTCACAAGGGAATTTCATCGGCCTCGCCGAGTTCGCCGGCAACCTGCAGAACGCACTCAAGGGCCTCAGCACCGAGCAGCAGCAAGCCGCGCTCAAGACGATCTTCGGCAGCGACGCAATTCGCGCCGCGACCGTGCTCTACTCCGAAGGCGAAGCAGGCATTCGCAAGTGGGAAGCCGCGGTCAACGACCAGGGCTACGCAGCCGAGACCGCAGCCGCACGCCTCGACAACCTCAAGGGCGACCTCGAGGCGCTCGGCGGCGCATTCGACACCATGCTCATCAAGCTCGGCTCATCCGCAGACGGGCCCTTGCGAAGCATGGTGCAATGGCTGACCGAACTCGTCGACGGCTTCTCCCAGCTCCCCGAGCCAGTGCAGTCGTTCACCATGGGTGCCATCCTGCTTACCGCAGGGCTCGGCCTACTCGGCGGCGCACTCATGCACGGCACCATCAAACTCGCAGAGTTCAAAGTAGCCCTCGCAACCGTCGCCCCCGCCGGTAGCACCACCCGCGCAGCTCTCAGCAGCCTCACCGGCTTCCTCGGCGGCCCCTGGGGCGCAGCGCTCGCCGCAGCGTCGCTCGCGGTGATCATGCTGAATCGCGAGATCGAGAAGGGTGTTCCTACCCAAGAGTCGATCAAGAACGCGTTGCTTTCGAGTGCCAACGCGGCCGACGCTTTCGCTGCAGCAGGCAAGCGCGGTGCGATCGAGACGACTCTCGTGGGCGACTACGCGGCCGAGCTGAAGGATCTCGGGAAGCTGCTCGACGACACAGCCGACAAGAGCCTCTGGGGTTGGTTCAACCAGGACTTCGTCGACACCGGAGCCCTCGACTCGCTGTCTCGTATCGGTGAAGTGCTGGCGGAGATCGCCTCGACTGACATGTCGCAAGCCTCAGGAGAGTTTCGACGACTAGCCGAGTCACAGAATCTGACCGAGGGCCAGATGTCTCGGATGCTCGACGAGATGCCGGCGTTCAAGGACGCTCTGATCTCGCAGGCTACCGAGCTCGGGCTCACCGCGGATGAGTCCACCTTGCTCGCGCTCGCACTGGGTGAGATTGGACCAGCGGCTGAGGATGGTGCCGCTGGCGCTGACAGTCAGGCGGACTCGCTCTCCACGCTCGAGCAGACCGCCGCAGACGCGCAGTCCGCGATCTCGGATCTTGCTGACGAGGTGCGCGGTTTTGGCAGTGCTGCGTTCGACACGCGAGAGGCCAATCGCAAGCTGGAAGACTCCTACGCCAAGCTCGCTGAGGGCTTGGCGGTGAACGGTGCGAACTTCGACATCACCAACGAAGCCGGTCGCGAGATGCAGTCCATGCTCGATAACGTGGCGAGCTCCACGAACCAGGCTGCAGCCGCGATCCTTGATCAAACTGGATCGCAAGACCAGATGAACGCGAAGCTTGCCGAGGGCAGGCAGCGATTGATCGACATCTTGGCGCCGTATCTAGGGTCGGCCGAGGCAGCGGCACAGTACGTCGACCAGCTGGATCTGATCTCTCCGCAAAAGGTTTCGGAGATCGTTGCGAACACGCAGCAGGCCACGAGTGATGTGCTCGCATTTCAGTCGGTATTGGGCACGACACCGAATGAGAAGTGGACGAAGCTCTTTGTCGATCGAGGCAATTCGGCCGCGCAGCTGGAGGCTCACCTGTCGGCGCTCAGGAATATTCCGGCCTACAAGTCGACTGTGATCGAGACAGTGATGCGTCAGACGGGTGCTCCACGAGGTCAGGTCGGTGCAGCCTACAACGCCAACGGCGGGCTCTACGGCTACGCCAACGGTGGCATGCTCTCGTATGCGGATGGTGGGATGGCGCCGGGGATCTTTCGTGGTCGACCGGGCAGCCTGTACAAATTTGCTGAGCCGGAAACCCGTTGGGAGGCGTTCATCTCGGGCAAGCCCGGTATGGAAGCGCGCAATACCAAGGTGTGGGCAGAGGCAGGCTCGCGACTCGGTGTGTTTGAAGATCTCGCGAAGCTTCTGGGTGGGATCAGTCAGCCTGCAGGCGATCGAAACATGAGCTTCACATTCGTGAACCCGGTTGCCCGCGATCCATTCCAGGATGCGTGGGAGCGCGCGCAGGAGGTGGGTTCTGACTTATGGTCTTCCTGATCAATGGCACGCCTCTCGACAATCCTGATCTCGGCTGGACGCTTCAGAAAGGCACGATTCCTGTCACAGCCGTGCAGAATGAGTCGACCGGTAGTTCACAGGCTGGACGTGATGGCATCGTGCCGGGCCCGTCTACACGGAAGCCCGGCACGATGCGGTTCGTTGTTGCCTCGTCTACCGCTACCCGCGGCGACTTGCTCGCTTTGGTCGCCGCCCCCCAGCTAGTCATCACTGACAGCGCTCTTCCTGGCCGAACTGCGACGGGCAAGCTACTGTCGTCCTCGCCAGTAACCTACCTCGGCTATGACGACTGGGGCGAAGATCTCTTCGTTGTCGAGATCCACGAGGGGTGTTGGCGGGGTGAGCTCGCGACCAGCGCGATGATTCCGGCAGCGCCCGGAGGTGCGGTGGCGTCGGTGTTTACGGGTCTGTCTGCTCCAGTGCAGGACGCAATCATCAGGCTGAGAGGGCCGTTAACGAACCCGCAGTTGCTTGACGCCGGTGGTGCCTTTCTTGCAGTCGACGGAACACTCGAGGTGGGTCAGTATTTGCGATTCGACTCGTCGAGCGGTCGAGCTTGGACCACCACTGAAGATGCATGGCTCGGAGGCGACGAGGTTTCCGGGCTCGTCGACTATGGCGGACCTCGCGGCGTCTTCGAGATTACGCCGAGCTTCACTTCGCCGGCGGACCCGCGAGCGAGATCCGGACGCCTCACCCTGACCTCTGATGCGTATGCCGCAGGTGCAGGGTTCCAGGTTCGGGGTCGAGGCGCCTATCTGCTCTAGAGCGAGAGGGGGTGTCAGGTGTTGAAACTCCGTCTCCGTGAATTCTCACCAGCAGGAGTGCGTGGGAGGGTGCTCCCGCATTCGAAAGGAACGATCGCGCTGACTCTGCAGGAGAACGGTTCTCCTCAGTTGAAGTTTGCGCTTTCCAATCGACAATCTGGGCGGATGCCTGACGACGGTTTTGCTGTTGGCGTCGAGTATTCCGTCGCAGGCGGTAGGTTCCAGGCATTGCCTCAGCACAGCCTCTTTGTTGTATCCGAAGACTCTGGCGATGATGCGGATCAATCGAAGACTGTCACATATTCAGGAGTGTCGTGGGTAGCTTGGTTACTCGCGCACACGTACCTGCACTGGTCGCAGTACGCGAAGAACGGTGCTCGTCTCTGGACTGAGTCGGGACACCCCGCGTCTCCCGGAACCATCATGGGTGGCATGATCCTTGAGTCGAAGGCTCGCGGATGGGGTCAGCAGGTGGCCATGGATTTCGCGTGGGACACCGACTCGAACGGTGTCGCGTGGAAGGCGGACGACAAGGTGCTGCAGGAGTGGCGCCTGCTCACGCCCCTCACGGATGTGCTCTCCTCGCTCGTGAAGAGCGGGTTGTGTGACTGGACGGTCGAAGGCATGAAGCTCCGACTGTTTCGGCCTGGCACGCTCGGTGCTGACCGCGCCGAGCTCGTGCTCGGCGGCCCCAGCATGGAGCATATTCCCGTCAAGACTGACGCATCGAAGATCTTCACGCATCTCACGGTGGTGCCCGAGAAAGCCTCGTACTGGCTCTACCTCGAGAACGCGGGAGCCCCGTCCAAATGGGGTCGTCTCGAAGCGACGATGACCCAGTCGGGAATCGACAACCACACTGAGGCGACAAAACTCGCACAGCCAGCGCTCCTTGAGGGCCGCACAGCGAAGCGAGAAGAAGCATTCGAGTGGACACCCGGCCAGGGCGACCTTGCCCCTTGGCGTGACTTCCAGGTTGGCGATACCCTCACTGCCCGTGTGCGTGGCACACAACTTCCTCGCCGCGTGATCGGTATTGTGGCGCGCGAGCAGGGCGAGTCAGTGACGGTGCGTGTCATCGTTGGTGAGAAGATCGGCACTCTGCAGTCACGGATCCTCTCTCGCGTCGGCGCCGGGTCGGTGGGCGGCATCATCGGCGGCTCAGGCAACAGCTTTCCCGGGTCGATCGGCCCGTCAGCGCTCGCACCGGACCGCCCCAATGCACTCCAGGTGAAGACGAATACTGGCGAGTGGGGCGAGGACGGCAGCAGCCGGTCAACGGTCGCGCTTGAGTGGGAGCCGGTGACGTCAGCGGTCGACGGGTCGCTCGTCGACGTCGTCGAATACGAGATCTGGTCGCGGCTGCCGCACGAACTTTTGTCGCATGTGACGACCGTGACAGCAACCTCCACCCCGGAGGCTGTGATCTCTGTGTGGCCTTCGGGCGTCGACCGGCTTGTCGCGGTGAAAGCAAAGTCGGCGCAGGGCGTATACAGTGAGTTCTCGCTCGAGGTGCCTGTCACCCCCTCATCACCTGCGGCGTTGGTGCCGAAGGCTCCCGGCGTGGTCACGGTTGCAGCGAACACCGGCGCGTTTACTCCGGCCGGCCCGGTTGCTGCTGTCACGCTCACGATCCCGGCGGTCACGAAGTCTACGGATAACGAAGACATTGAGATCGCTGAGTACGAGTTGTGGGATGCGAATGGGCCACTTGTGCGTGTGCCAGCGTCTCCGGCGAAGGTGACTCTGCCTACGGGCGGAACTGCTGTGTATCGCGCTCGTGCGTGTACGCCAGCGGGCGTGTGGGGCGACTTGTCGGTTGCGTCAGCGACTGTGACTGGCGCGTCGCCTGCAGTGCAGTCGGGCAAGAACCCTACGGGCGTTACTGGCCGCACTGGGTTTGGTGTTGTGGTGTGTGATTGGTCGGGTGCTTTCGCATCTGCTCCTGCCGCGCACACGTTGCTGAATGTGCAGGTGCAGGCTCGCGTCGGCACCACTGGCGCATGGGTTATGCAGGGCACTATGGATCGTGCTGGGTCGGTCACGCTGAAGCTTGGCGAGGCTGGGCAGACTGTGCAGATGCAGGCCGTCGCATATGACAGGCTCGGGCGCGTGATTGGCACCTCAGCCACCGTCTCGGTGGTGGTGCAGGGTATCGAGCTCGATGACCTCGATACTGCGATCACCGATGAGTTGGACAAGATCAATTCTGCGGTGGTGTCAACGGTCGATGAGTATGCGTCGTCGGCATCGGCATCAGTCGCCCCTACTTCGGGATGGTCTTCGGTGCCTCCGGCGTGGTCTGCTGGCTCGTATATTTGGGTTCGCACAACTACCCTGTACGGGTCGGGCGCATCAACGGTAGGTGCCGCGGTTGTTGTGACTGGAAACCCTGGAGCGCCCGGAGCGCCTGGAGCACCTGGAGCGAACAGCTACTTTCACGTTGCTTACGCGACCAACAGCACCGGCACCGCTGGCTTCTCTACGACCGACCCAACGGGCAGGACGTATGTTGGTACATACACGGACAACATTCCAGCCGACAGCACCAACCCAGCGATGTACGAATGGATGCTCGTTAAGGGTGCCGACGGCGCGCCGGGTAGGGGCATCAGCAGCTCGACGGTGACTTATCAGGCGAGCGCATCGGGCACCACTGCGCCGACGGGCACCTGGGCGGGTACGATCCCGTCTGTTCCGGCTGGGCAGTTCCTGTGGACTCGAACCGTGCTCGTGTTCAGTGACGGCGCAACCACGACCTCGTACGCTGTGTCTCAGGCTGGCGCGACCGGCGCTCCTGGCGCGAACGGTGTGAGTGTCACCGGAGCGGCGGTGACCTATCAGGTTGCCGCTTCGGGCACGACTGCACCAACTGGTACGTGGAGCACCACTGTGCCATCGGTTCCTGCCGGGCAGTTCCTGTGGACTCGCACCGTCACGTCTTACTCGAACTCGACCAGCACTACCTCGTACAGTGTCGGCAGCGCTGGCACCAATGGCGCGAACGGCGCACCTGGTGCTCCCGGCTCGCCCGGAGCCTCGGTCACGACTGTGCGACGCTACTTCATGCTCGCGGCGTCGATGCCAGCAAAGCCGACCGCGAATCCTCCGGGCGGGTCTTGGTCGTTGACAGAGCCGGCATACACGGAAGGCTCGACGGACTCGCTGTGGCAGACGGATCAGACGATGCTGTCGTCGGGTGCGTTTTCGTATTCGGATGTGTCGAAGTCGGCTGCGTTCGAGGCATCTCGGCAGGCGTATGACAAGGCGGTGCAGGCGTTCAATGACGCTGCCGCGGCGGCAGTAGCTGCGGGGCTTGCGCAAACGTCCGCTGATGGTCGAAGCAGGGTCTGGTATCTCGCTTCGGCTCCGGCAGGCACTCTTCACAAGAAGGATGACGTTTGGTTCGACACGTCGCAGGGTATGCGAATGTCGTACTGGAACGTGACGACATCCAAATGGGTGCTGGTGCAGTTCGGTACGCAAGCGATCGCGAATTTGGCGATCACGAACGCACTCATCGCGAATGCTGCGATCGATAATGCCAAGATCGCGAACGTCGACGCGGGAAAGATCACGACGGGTTTCCTTGCTGCGGCGCGTATCGCAGCGATGTCGATCACGGTCGCGAAGCTCGCAATCGGCTCCTTCAATGAGATCTGGCCAGACCCTGAATGGCGCGAGCCAGGATACGGCGGGTGGACACCTACTGCCGCAGTTGGCATTCAGAAAGCGGGCACCGGCACTCAGCGCGGCACCTATGTGACGTGGGCCGATATGCCAGTCTCCGAGGGCGAACGGTACCTGTTCAGCATCAAACGCACCAACGTCGCCGGGTCCGGTGGTGAAGCAAACGTGTACGTGCAAGCGCTCGACGCAAACAAAGCGCTACTCAACACCGTGAAAACTGTCACAACGCTCACCCCCGGCACGTTCACGGGTGAACGGCTGGTGCCCGCCGGTGCCGCCTACCTGCGGGTCGGGTTCTATACCGAACCTAACATGGGCACCGGTGTGACGGTCAGATTCTCTGATCTGCATATTCGCCAGCTACAGACCGGCACACTGATCGTGGATGGTGCGGTGAAGGCCCGCCATGTCGAGATGGAAACCGGCTTCTTCGACAAGCTCTTCGGCAACACCGCATCAATCGGGCGCGTTCGAGTCGATCACCTCGCACCCAATGTCGGCGACACGCTGAACATTGGCGGGAACGCGGTCGCCATCAACCTCAACAGTCGCGTCGATGGGGCGCTCGTTGATCTTGAGCAAGTGCGGCAGGATGCTGACGCGGCGCAGTCGTCGGCTGATGCTGCGGGCGCTGTGGCTGATGCCGCGAGTCAGGCGGTGGCGACGCTCGCCGCTGGGCGTGTGCTGACCGCGGAGAACGCGCTTGCCGCGCTCTCGGGGAAGATCGACACCTACGAGAACAGCTTTCTGTTCTTGCCAGACGGGCTGCACATTCGTGAGTCAACGTCTGCGCAGGCAGAGATGGTGCTGACCTCGGCTGGCGCTCGTCTCGTTGCTGACGGCGTGTCGGTGTCTGAGTGGAACCAGGGGCAAATGATTGTGCCTCAGATCGTCGCACGGAGCGGGCAGATCGCCAACCACATTATCGACTCATCCATTGCTGGACATACGACCTGGCGCGCGATTTCTTAGGGGGTGCTGAATGGCGATCACTTACGGGCCGTACTATGGCACGGCTGTCAATGGGCGGCAGCTTGCGGTTACGATTATCGTCGATCAGGATGTGGCTTCGAACACTTCGACGGTGCGCGAGATCACGCAGCTGATCTCAAGCAACGGCAGTGCCGCCTATTCGGATCAGATGCTGATCACGAACACCATCAACGGCGCTTACACCGTGTGGTGGCAGGGATACGCCTCGTATGGTGCGGGCACTCACACGATCACTGACTCGTATCGCGTGATCTCGCATGATGCGAACGGCAACGCGAACGCGACGGTGGTTACTGGTATCCAGGACACGACCGGATCGTTCGCGCTGTCGGTCACGGTGACGACGCTCACGCTGCCGAACATTCCCCGCGGCACTACGCCCAGCATCTCGGGCGGCGGCGGATTCACGACGGGCGCAGCGTCCACGATCAGTCTGCCTCGCGCGGATAGCTCGTACACGCATGATGTGAGTTACACCTTCGGGTCGCAGTCGGGAACGATCGTGACCGGCGCGGGTGTGTCTGCTTCGTGGACGCCACCGCATTCGCTGCTGACAGAGATCCCGAACTCTGCAACGGGCACGGTAGACATCACAGTCGTCACGAAGCAAGGCGCGACCGTGATCGGGTCAAAGAAGGTGGGCTTCACGCTCGCCGCCGGCGCGTCAGTTGTGCCGGTCGTGTCTGCGGTGGCATGGACGGATCAGAACCCGACGGTAGCTTCTGCGGTAGGTGCGTTCGTGCAGGGCATGTCGCTCATCAAGGGTGCGGTCACTGCGGCGGGGGCCCAAGGATCGGCGATCGTATCGAAGGCGCTCACGATCGCCGGGGCCCCGGTCACTGAATCGCAGGTCTGGCAGCCGACGAGCTCTGGTGCTGTCGTCGCCTCCGGCACTGCAACGGATTCTCGAGGCAGATCCGGGAGTAAGGCGCAGAACTTCACGGTGCTCGCGTATGCGCCGCCGACGCTCGCGGAACCGTTGGTGCGGCGTGCGACGAGCGCGCTGGGCACGGTCGGTGACGGTGAGTGGTTGCGCCTGGATCTCACGGCTGCGGTGCAGTCGCTGAAGCCCGCCGGTGTCGAGAAGAACGCGTTGAAGTTGAAGGTTGAAACCAAGCCCTCAAGTGGCGGTGCCTGGACGACTCGAAACAACGAAACCCACACCGGCCTGAGCTACAACAACACGGCGGTGATGGTTGCTGGTGGGAATGTGTTCCCCCTTGCACAGTCGTTCGATGTGCGCATCACCATCACTGACAATCTCGGCCAGTCCGCGACGTTCATCCGGTCGGTCGGCACGGGCGGTGCCTCGCTCGACATTGCGGGCACCGGTACGGGGCACGGGAAGCTCTGGGAGCGCGGCGGCATCGACGTGGCGGGCAAGGGCTACTTCACAGACGACGTGCTCGTGAATGACGTTGCACTGTCGAAGGTCGGTCACACTCACGCCGGTACTGATGTGCCGGCGGCAACCACTGCGGCTCGAGGCACAGTGCCGCTCGCCTCACAGGCTGAGGCTGATGCAGGCACCGACACGGCGAAGGCTATGACCCCGAAGAGCGTGCGCGATCGCGGGTATGCGCCGTGGGCGATGGCTGCAGGCGCTCTCACGACCAGCACGAGCGGTGCGATCGCGGTCACTCTCCCGGCGAGCAGGTTCACGCAGCAGCCACGAGTGGTGGCGGAAGTCGTCGATCACCCGAATGTCTGCGTGACGCACACGCGTGCAGTCTCGGCCACGTCGTTCTCGCTGTCGGCTTACACGATCGGTGGCGGCATTGTCGCTGCGGCCTGCCACTGGCAGGCAGTTCAAATGACGAGCTCCAGCGGGAGCGGATAGGAGGCGCCGATGTTCACGGTTACTTGCCGCACCGGCGGGTGCGAGAACCAGGACGTGCCGATCGAGATTCCAAGCGCCAGCGTCAATCCGATCACTGAGGAGGTGATTCCGGTAGTGCGGGTGCAGTGCGGGCCGTGCGGGCATGAGATCACCGATGTGGTGCCGCCGATCGGAGGCGAAGCATGAGCACATTTGTTTGGCCGAACGGCACCCTCGATGAACCGATCTGCACGGATATCTATGCGCCGCGGACGTGGTCGATGTCGGGCGTGCGGCGCTTCCATACCGGCGACGATGCGATCGGGTTCGACGAGCTGCGGGCGATCGCCGACGGCACCGTGATCGAGTCGAGCCGAAGCGATTGGGCTGGATGGCAGGTGCTCATCTATTTGGGCGAGATCGACGGCATACGAACTTGGGTGCGGTACTGCCACCTCAAAGCGCAGTCTCATCTGCGCCGCGGCGATCAAGTCTCGGCCGGTGACCTGATCGGGCTGATGGGCATGACCGGTGTCGCGACCGGTGTGCATCTCCACTGGGAGATCTACCTCGGCCGTGTCGACCGTGGGGGCGGCACCGGCCCGCACGATGTCGGAACCACGGTCGACCCGCGCGAGTTCGTCCGCGCGCATCTCACTACTACGCCCGCAGGGCAGAAAGAAGACGACACTATGTGCAGACCAATGACGATGGCGAAGGTAACCAAGGGCACCACGGTGGAGGTGACGACGTTCTGGCCGGACGGCAACGAGCGCGTCTTCCAGAGCACGAACACGACCGAGGGGCAATCGTATAACCGAAACGTGGCGCTCGCCTACGGGTGCGCGCCCGAGTGCCCGATCGTGTACATCACCGCATCGCACTACGACAAGATCAAAGCCGAGAACGCTGAAGCACGAAGTCGGCCCGGTGTGGGGCGGGCATGAGTGAGCAAGTGATCCTCGCGCTGACTTCCCTGGGGGTGCCCCTCGCGGGTCTTGTCGGTGCAGTCGTCGGCGCAAGGCTCAATGCCAGCGCAACCGTGAAGGCGGCCACGGCAGCTGCGAGCACTCAGCTGAAGGCGCATGAGGACACCGCGCAGGACAAGCTGATTGACCAGCTGCAGCAGGAGCTCGAGCGGTATCGCAGCGATGCCGACGACCGCGCAAAGTCGATGGAACGCCGCGTTGAGCTCCTCGAGGAAAAGGTCGAGGTACAGGCCGAGAAGATCGAGCAGCAGGCATCTGACAACGCCGCCTATCGGTCGTTCATCGGTGTGCAGCGCGACCATATGGCGGAACACGGGATTCCGCTCCCACCCTGGCCAGACGGCCTCCCACGATAAGGAATCGAAATGACCCTCAAGAACGATCGCCGCACCGCAGTGGTGCGCACCGTCGTGCCCGCGCTTATCGGCGTGCTCCTTGCCCGCCTGATCGCAGCTGTACCGTTCATCGCTTCGATCCTCATCTGGATCGATGGTGTGATCGCGGACACCGCGGCCGCGCTCGCAACGCAGGGCGTCGTCGGCGCCCCGCTAGCAGGCATCACCGCGATGTGGCTGATTCAGGCTGCACTCACCGCACTCGTAATCTGGGCCTACTACCGAATCGCCCGGGCATTCGGCGACCGATGGCCCTCCGTCGAGAAGTGGCTACTCGGCTCCGACGCTCGACCATCCTACGAGCCGCGATACTCCGCATGAAGAATCCAATCCTGCGGTACTTCACGTTCGAGCACCTCCCAGCCGGGCCGCTACGCGACACCTCTGAGAAGTTCTCGGCGCTCGCCGCCGAGCTCGACGATACTTTGCCACCTGGTCCTGAAGCTTCGACTGCGCTGAGAAAGTTGCTCGAGGCGAAAGACGCGGCGGTGCGCGCAGCCCTAGATCTCTGACCATACGAACTGGTGCCCCGGTACTCGACGCTCTTCATGAGCTCGGGTGCCGGGGCACCTTTTCTGTTTTTCCTTGGCCCTACGTCGAGTTGTCGTATGTGGGGATGCGAGGAGGTGAATTGACATGAGATCCCCGAATACAAACCGCTTCGTCGCCATGCTGCTCGTAATCGCTACCGCGATCGCGCTCGTGGCCGGCGCCTGGCATTAGACGAGAAGACCCGCCGCGGCCGGGCTCGCAACTCGCGCGAGCTGGGCCGCGGCTAGACCTCGCGTACCCAATGCAGTACGAGGTCTGCAGCTGGCACCTTGGCATCTTCTTTTGCTGATTCCCAGTCCGAACCGCTGCCGGTGTAGTTTTTGCGCTCGAGCTGCTCGAGGCCGCCAGCTGCTCGGGCTTCACGGGAAAGGTCGGCGCCGCCGACTGCGACGAGTGCTCGAGCGATCATGCTTCCAGATTAGATGCTGCGGTACGTCGCGATCGCCACTCTTTGCGCAGCAGCTCGAGCTCGGCGGCACGCTTCTCGGAGACCTGGCCCTGGGGATGGAGGATCTGGAACGCGCGCTGCTTGCTGACGCCGAGCTCGGCGCCGATCTCGGCATAGGTCAGGCCTGCATCACGCAGGCCAGCCACCATCCGCGCACGCTCGGTCGAGCCCATCAGAACAGCGTTGCTGCACTCGTTTGTGGTTGCTTGGGCTCCACAGCGGTCATCGCCTCAGAGATCTCGTTCGATCCGAGCTTCACGCGGGCCACGAGCTCTGCATCACCTGGTCGATCAGGGCTGAGCCATTCATCATGCAGCTCAGAAGGCAGAGCGAGCGGCATACGATGCCACGCGGTGGCGGCATCGCCGACAGCGTCGCGTGTCACCATCGAATAGGTGACGAGCTCGGCGCCGGTTTCCTGATTGATAACGGTCGACGTGAGGCCCGCGATCCCGAACGTCGAGCCATCGGGCAACCCGAACTTCACGCCTTTCTCTACGTACCAGGTCGCAGGCAGCAGAGCGCGGTGCTGGAAAGGCTTGCTCCAACTCCGCGTGAGCTTGTCATCGCGTGAGTTGAAGGCCGAGAAATCGACCGGGCCACTCCCATCAAGCCAGAGCCACCACCAGGCGAGCTCGACGCTGCGCTCGCCGTCGGTGTTGGCGCGGATGATGGGGTTCAGGTTCACCGCTTTCCGGCCGGTGATTGCGGCTTTGCCTGCTCTGCCGCGCATCCACTCAGAGATGACTGCTCGACCTTCGCGGGTGTCCATCGGGTCGAGGCCAAAGCTCTCGCCTTCTCGCAGCGGGGCGCCGCCGCCTAGTCCATATGAAGCGCACATGTCGCCAGCCTACGACTCCGAGTGCGCGGCCGCTACGGGTTGAATGTCAGTAGCAAAGCCCTATTATCGAACATAGTTTCGAATGGGGGTGCTCGATGGGTGGGAAGACGAAGGACGGGAATATGACCCGGCGCGGTCAGAATGATCTCGACCGCATGATTGCCAGGTGGGAGCGCGAGCCTTCTCCGGTCTCTTTGCCGCAAACCACGGTGGATCAGACTGGTACCCGCCATGACGGCGACGGCACTCGAGTGCGGGCGCTCATTCCTATGGAGACCCGTTACGTCGAATCGATCGATGTCGAAGGTGAGGTGATCGCTTGGACTCCTCGAGCTGTACTCGTGCGAGCGGTGCTCGCGCCAGGAAAGGCACCTCAGAACGTGTGGGTGTGGGCGAGTGCTGTGAAGAGGGTCTAGATCGTGAATTGCAGCAGTTTTTGCAGCAGTTCTTGCCGAGTCGATGCGAACCAGAGCGAGTCAGGGCGGGCGTGATAGGCGCGAACATCGTTGAAATTACGCGGCAGAACGAGTCTGTGCGAGTCAGAGCGAGTGGGGGAGAAGGCGGTCAATTATGACTGCGAAATCAGCGGCTGGCCTGGCTCCGTTGCCCCATCGCGAGACGTTCGACTTGTCGATGCCGACCCGATCGGCGATGTCCTTGATTCTGGCACCGCCAGTGACCGCCTGCACGTAGTTCCACCACTTTGATTCGTTCACGCTTTGAAGCGTAGTTGCATAAACGCAACCGCGCAAGAGTGACGTGCACGCAATCCGAGGTTGCGCAACTGTTCCAATTGGTCTAGTGTCAGTCACGCAACAACAAGTTGCAGTGACGCACCAGGAGGAATTGAGTTGGCAACTATAGCTCTCAACTCGAAGCGCATCCGCGAGATCTGCGCAGAACGAGGGGTCGTCACCGACCAAGACTTCGCGCACTCAATCGGGGTCGACAAGGGTACGGCTTCTCGCGTTCTTCGCGGGCAGGCGCCGGGCCCGAAGTTCATCTCATCCGTGTTGCTTACATATCCGGTGAAGTTCGAAGACGTCTTCACGCTCGTGGACGATGCGCCCGCGCTCGCCGCCGGCCGAAAGCGGCGTGCAGCATGAACGCGATCAATGTTTACCAGGTTGCGCTGCAGGTCGCCGAGGATGACGCCTCTCGCGCCCTCGCTGCAGCGGAGAACATGGATCTCGCGCGCGGGATATTTGAAACGATGCGCATCTATGCGTCGGGCTACCTGTTCGCTAGCCGGCTACTACGTGCCCAGGATCGCAGTGGCGACAGTGCTCGAACCTATCGCGAGGGGCACATCGAGCAAGAGGAACTTGCTCGTCGCTTTCACGAATCGATTCATGACATCACGAAGCTTGCCGCCATCATCGGGGGTCATGTAGAAGCCAACCGCGGTGAAGAGCTCGAAGGCAAGGGATCGAACGTCGGCGGTGCCTTCGGCCGCACGTGGGATCGCCTCTCGGAGGTGCTCGCAGAGGCTCACCAGGTAATCGCGGCTCTCGTCGTCGAGGGCGGTGTCTGCAATGAGTGATTCAAGATCGCTGAGCACTGCGAGCAGCTCAGCCCCTTCGGGTGTCATCGTCGCTGTGTTGGAGACATTCAACGCGGTGACGAGCGCAGCCAGCGCAGCGAACGAAGACTCTGGGAACAACCTTTGGTGGCCGCTGGTAACGAGGTCGAATTGCCGTCCCTCACAGAAGATGAGCCGCTTCACGTCATCAAGCACGGGCAGAGCGTGCGCAAGCAAGGGTTGTGTCTCAGCAAGAAGGCGCGCTTCTTTGTCGACGATGCGAGTGAGCTCTACCGCGCGGGCATGTGGCGCCCACCACCCTTTCTCTTCAGCCCTTGAGGCTAACGGTGACGTGCCAGGCGGGACCTCTGCCCACTTTTCAACAAGGGTGAGCAATTCAGATGCAGGAGTAGTCGCCATGAGTCAGATCGTATCGCTGTTGTCACTTCTAGTTTGTCTGGGGCGTGCAGCATGAGCGCCAAAATGAAGCGCCGTCGGCGCCACGATCGCCGCAAGCTGATCCTCACGCACCGCAGGGAGAACGCTCTGTTCTTCGCCCGCGGCACGATCCCCGCGTCAGCCGATCGCTACACCTCTTGCGGCTGTGGTGCAGCTGCGTTCTCACGAGGGAGCGATCCCGATTTCTTTACCGACTTCAGCGATCAGCACAGCTACTGCGAGGGGAACTGGTCATGAACGCGCTTCGGAGAGTCGTCACTCTAGGAGTCATCGCCTTCTTCATCGGCTGGGTAGTAGGCGTCCATAAACTTCTTTCCAGCCTGACCAAGAATGCCGTCAGCGAAGAGTCGACGCGAGAGGTCGTCCTCGACTATCTGGTAGTTGACGCGGCTCAAGTTCGTGAGCCGAACAGACTGGGTATGGCTCGCGACCGTGAGAAATCCGTCCTCTTCAAGTTCCACAGTCCCATCGACTCCGACCCAGACATCCTTGCCGGGTTGCTCAGCAATTGCGGCAAGGGCGTTCTTCACGGCGAACACGTAGCTCAGGACAAGTCCCGAGTCGCCTTCGATTCGAAAACCGTCGATCTCGATGTAGCTGTTGGGTATTCGAGTCATAAGAGTTCTCCTCTACGTAGCGGGCCCGGTGCTACCAACACCGGCGAGACCCTTGCCGAGATCGTAGCGGAGACCGCCGATGCCCCCTCTACAGGTATCGGCGCGGCGGGGGCGTCGACGGGCGCTCCCGCCGATCCCTCTTCAACTCGCGTGCGTAAGGCGGTGCGGTGATGGTTGAGCGACTTTACAAGGTTGCGGAGATCGCGGAGATCCTCGGCGTCGGCATCGATTGGGTCTACCGGCGTATCGAGAAGGGCGAGCTCACGGTAATCGAGCTCGGCGACACCAGAAAGAACCAGCGCGTTCCCGAGTCTGCGCTCGACGCCTATCTCGTGCCCCGCACCTTCGGCACCAAGACAGCCGCGGTCGCTTCTCTCGACGACCGCCGAAAGACCAAGCAGACGGCCTAGCCGTCGCACCTCGAACCCATCACATCAAGGAGATCTCATGAACCACCATCTGCACACGACGCACCGATCGGGGGCCCTGTCATGGGTGTGAAGCTGAGCGGCAGCCTGCCCGGTGGCGATCGCCACGGCCTCGACACTCTGCACGGCGAGCTCGTGCGGCACCCCGAGAAGTCCTACATCGTCGTGGGAATGATCGATTGCGCGAGCACGAAGATCGACCATGGTGCCGACGGCGAGACGTTCACCCCGACGGCCCGGTTCCTCTACCTCGAGCCCGTTCACGACGAGGAAGACGCAGAGGCCCTTGGCGAGATGCTCGGCCGCATGCGTGCCGAGCGCGTCGGCGACGGAACCGTAGCCCTCGACCTCGACCCAACACACCTCCGCAGCGTCGACGACGAGGACGGTGAGTTCTGATGCGCGCGCCAATGCCAGCGAAGGCCGAACGGCTGACGCGGTTTCAGCGTGTCGAGTGCGGTTGGGCGCTGCTCGCGATCCTTTCGGTGTTCCTGTTCGGACTCGATCGCTTGCCTCTCCTGGTGCTCGTGCTGCTCGTGCTGGGCGGCGCACTGATCACGATTGCGCACCTGGTCGCTGCTCTGACGGGCGGTGATCGGTGATGCCCATTATCGAAGTAACCAACGAGGGGCTTCGCGAGGCGGTCGAGTCGATCGAGATCGCGTGCAAAACCCTGGATTGCACGCGCCCTTCTGCGCATGTGGTGCGATGCCGCACCTTCCATTCGGTCGCAAGTACTCGATGCACCCCATGCCTTGAGCAGATGAAGGCCAACGTTCAAGCCGGTGTCGAGAGGACGGGTGGGCCGACGTGTGCCCACTGTTTCCAGGCAGGGGCGTCGTTCGAGGAGATCTTCGAGGTACTGCCGCTGAGCGGGGGTGCATCGTGAGCTCACCATTCGATCGGTTGATGGCCGACTTCCCGCACGGTGATATCGAGGGGTTCCGACAGGGGTGCAAGGCGGGCGATTGCCCGGCGACTCCGTTCAAGTGCCGTGATCTTGCGTCGAGGTACCGCTCTGATGCGACCTTCCGACGCATCTACGACACAGGCCTGCGAGGCGAGGAGCTCGCGACAGCTGTGGCGATCGCGTCAGGCGCCTCGCCTGCACCAGCGCTCGAGCAGCAGGCCAAGAAGGCGGCCGCACCAAAGAAGCGCAAAGAGGTGCTGGCCGGGAAGGCGCTGCAGCTCGACGAGACAACGCCAGCCACAACCTCTGCACCCGAACCTTCGCCTGCACCGAAGTCGGGGCCTCGTCGCGGCCGTGCGGCGGATCAGGCGATCAATGTAGAGCTGCTCGAGCGGCATGCTGCAGGCGAGTCTCTCGAATCGCTCGGCGAGTGGTTGGGCTGCAAGCCGGACTCGGTCTACCGGCGGATCAATCGGGTGCGAGCTCGTGAGCGGGCTGAGCAGCGCGACACCGCCGCGGAGCCAACGCCGATGGCACCGGGCGGGATCGTGCCGGTGCAGGCTCCAGAGGAACTGCGGTCGCTCGAAGAGCAGCTTGCCGAGGCGCTTGGCGTCGAACTCAGCAGCGATTCGGAACCAGGGGACTCGGAGCCGGCCAGTGAACAAGAGTCGGAAGCTGCAGCCACGGCGGAGCCTGCACCTGAAACGCAAGAGACGTGGCTTGACTCTTCAATCTGGGACGGGTATCTCGGCGAAGACTTGAAAAAGCTGCGGTCCGCCCCTATGCAGGTCGTACCGAATCTGCCCGAGCAGTCCCCCTTCGCCGCGGCGCTTCAGAGCCTCGCGGAGTTCATTGCGAGCATTCGGGACTTTGATCCCGACGTCGAGGTGTCGATCAGCATCAGTCTCGAGTCAGCTGGCGCCACTGACCGATCGAGCGAATCGGCGGAATGATCATGTCGACGCGTGAAGTTACGACGATGCCGGCAGCTGCCGTTCAGCAGCTGCCGGTGCCTCCGGCGTTGCCTCCGACAGTGCCCGAGGTTGATACGCCGATCCGGTGGGAACTGATCTGGCCGGGGCACCCGCGCGTCGATGTGTGGCTGCAGGGGAACCCTGCACCAGACTTCGTGTTCGATCGTCACCAGGTCGCGCAGCTGCTCGGCTTCATGCTTACCCCTGAGATTGCAGCAGGCATTCCCGCTCAATGGTCGACCACCGTAGCCGACGGGGACGGGCAGCGCCTCGTGGAGCTGTGGTCCCGAGATATCACTGTGCAGGTCGCGCTCAACGCCCCGAACGAAGATCTCGGTATCGAGTTCGCCGAGTGGGTGGAGGGCCACCGTCGAGATCTCGCCCATGACTTCCACGGCGCAGTGAAAGACTCTCTTCCGACGATCACCGCCGGCTACGGGCACGGCCACGAGGTCGCGTCGATCGCGCGCAAGCTGTCAACCAAGTACGGGCATTTGAGCCGAGAATACGTCTTCTCTCGCATGTGCGCGCTCGGCTGGATCGAAGCGCTGCCGGAGCGCGCCGAGCAGGGTCGTTACCGCCCCACCGAGCAGGGCTTGCGCGAGCACCTGGTCTTCGTGGTGCCGAAGACGATTCGTGGACGCAAGGGCGTCTACTCGCAGGTGCTGGTCACGCCGACCGGGTTCGCACGCCTCGAGGCCGATCTGCTCGACGTGGTCGAGGTTGACGGGCTGCGAGGTGATGCTGCGTGATCGATCCCAGCTTCATCCCCGCGATCATCGCGGAAGACACCGCTGCCGTCTCGGCCGAGGACTCCGTGTGGGTGCTCGTCGCCGACGCTGCAGCCGGCGGCGCACCCGCACCCGTGTCGGGTGACGCGCTCGCGGTGTACAGCCGCGGCGACCAACGCATGAAAGACGGCCGACGCGCGCACGCTCGCGCACTACTTACCGGGAGCAAGCAATGAAAGACGTACTGATCTACGTGCTGGCGGGCGCGGCCACGGCCGTTGCCTTGTGCACGGTCATTGTGATGGTTTTCGTCATCGTCACGGGTGACGTCGCGTGACCGAGCAGTACGTGAAGGGCGAGATCTGCCCCTACGCGATGGTCTACATGGTGTGGTGGCCCGAGCATCACGTCGTCAAGTTCGGATTCGCGTGGAAGATGTCGCGCATCTACGAGTTCATGCGCACCGGCGCCGAGCTGATCTACGTGTCAAAGCCGATGCGTAAAGACGGTGAGAAGGCGGTGCTGTCGCTCGCGCGCCAGCGGTTCCAGCGAGCGTTCGCGACGGCGAAAGACGCCGAGTTTTTGTTTTGGCGTGGGCGCGGCTTCAGTGAGTGCTTCATTGTGCCCGATGACCGGCTCGAGGAAGCCATTGACGACTGTTACGTAGGAGGAATCGCCGCATATGCACATCACGAAGAGGAGGCTCTTGCCTGGCGACGATCTCGAGAGCCCGGCGCTGACCTCTATGCCGGATACGGTCCGGCTGCTTGCGTGGTCGCTGAGGCTGCTGACCGACTCGACGGGGCGGGAGATCCTCGACCCGAGACAGATTCGCGATGCGATCTGGCCGACGAAACCGAAGCACCGACCGCGGCCGACGCCGGCGGAAGTCGAGGACATGATGATGCAGCTCGACGAGACGGGCTGGCTGCAGATTTACTCGCACCCGACCGACCCGTCGACGACGCTGTTTCAGATCACCGCGACCTGGCCGCCGGACCCGTCGCGCGACCAGACGTCGAACCTGCCGTCACCCCCGAAATTTCCGCACCAGGATGCCGATCTAACCGGTGTCGTGACAACAGCAGTAGAGGGAGAGGGCGAGAGAGAGCGGGCGAGAGAGTGGGAGCGGGAAGCCGCCTGGTCCCACCCAGCACCGCAACCCGAACCAGAATCGTTCCCCGTCGAGATCTCTGCACCTGCAGCACCCCCGCAATCGTTGGGGATCAAGCTTTCCCCATCACGGTTCTGCAGCCTGCACAGAGGTGGACCTCCCGAGGGCGTCGACTGTCGAGACTGCGGCACAGCGAGGGGTCGTGCCGAGCGACACCTCGAGCTCAAGACTGCCCGGCGCCGAGCTCAGGCGCTGCCGCCGATCGAGCGCGAGTTCATGATTCGCGGGATCGACGCCGAGTTGCGCGAGCTCGAGGAAGCCGCGGCGGCAGCTGGTCGACCTCGCAGCGCACCGCAGACCTTGCCTGGCATGGAGTACACCGCGACCTCACCCGAGCCGGCCCCTGATCGATTCGCTGACTGGGACCCCAGCGAGTTCTAACCCACACCACACAAACCCCGAACCAAGGAGAAACCAATGACCGAAGCAACCACCCAAGACCTCGAGCTCGTGCATGCGAACCCCGTCGACCTGGTGCTCGACGTGAACGTGCGCACCATCATCGACCTCGACGCCGAGTTTCTGAACTCCATCGGCGAGCACGGCGTGCTACAGCCCCCGACCGGGTGGCGCGACGAGCGCGGAGTGATCCACATCGAGATCGGCCAGCGCCGCTCGCTTGCCGCAGCGCAGAAGAAGCTCCCCACGATCCCGGTGATAGTGAAGCCCCGTGCCGACGCCGAGGCTGAGAAGATGCTGACGCAGCTCGTCGAGAACGATCGTCGTCAGGGCCTTCGCGATTCCGAGCACGCAGCGGCCTACCAGCAGCTCACCCTCTTCGGGCTCAAGCCGGATGACATCGCGAAGCGCACCGGCACGAAGCGCGACACCGTTCGGGCCGCGGTGAAGATCCTCAAGGAGCAGCCCGAAGCCCTCGAAGTGATGAAGGAACATCCTGTCACGCTCGACGTTGCTGCGCAGATCGTCGAGTTCAACGAACACCGCGACCTGGTCGACCGGCTCACCGAAGTCGCTGAGAAGACTCCCGAGCGCCTCGCGCACGAGATCGGCTACGCCCGCGAAGAGGTCGAGGCGCGTGCCGAGGTTGAACAGCTGCGTGCCGAATGCGTAAACACATACCCCGACGCAAAGTTCATCGCGCCCGGAGACGCGTGGGAGAACTTCCTTACGGATCTTGAAGTCGGCGAACACGAGGACGAGGATTCGGTGTTGCCCGAGCTCAGCGAGCTACGCATCGGCAGCGCAACTGAGGCCCCCACTCCAGCAGAAGCAATGCAGCGAGGCGGTCTCGTGATCACGCCGGTCGACCTCAGATACTGGGAGCGTCGCGAGGGCGAGTACGCGGGAAAGAACTACAAGCTCGAGTTCTACGTCGAACACCCACTCGACCGCGGCTACCAGTTCCCCAACGAGGACGACGCACCAGAACTGTCCCCTGAAGCGCTGGAGCAGAAGCAGAAAGCGGAAGAGCTACTTCGCGAGCGCCAGCGCGTGAACGAGGCGTGGGAGAGCGCAAACAAAATTCGACGATCTTGGATTGCCGACGAGCTTCTCCACGATCGTCGCAAGCTGCCTGCCGGTACCGGCTTCATCGTCATCGCCGCATGGAACAAGGGCGGTGGGCCGCTTCCAGCTTGGAGTTCGGGTGAGAGTCGCGAATTTGAGCACACAACGTTCTTTCTGGGGTTGCAGTTTGACTCGAAGGCCTGGCCTGCTGGTACCTCCTACTGGGCCGACAAAGACGTCATTGAACAGTCGGTCACTCGCTTGGCCAATGCTGCTGCTGGGCTTGGTCCTGATCGGGTGCTGCTCGCCCTTGCGCTGGGAAAGGTAGAGGCGCAGCTCGACGCACGGGGCTCGCACGCGAAGAAGTGGGGTGCGCAGTACTTCGAGCTGCTGCAGTCGTGGGGGTATGGGCTGTCCGAGATCGAGGAGCAAGCTATCCGTGATCGTCAGGCCGAACTCGAGGCTGAATTGGCTGCACAAGCCGCAATTCGTGCGGAGACAGAAGACGAGACTGACGACTTCGATGATGACTCGGCCGAGGATGACTTCGACGACGACACCGACGAAGACGACGTCGACGACGCTGACGAGGACTAGCCGATGCAGAATCAGACCTTCACCATCACGCTGCCCATCGCGACGATCAATCAGCTGACCGAGCAGGCGGCACTCAGCTCAACGACACCGGGGCTGCTCGCCGCGCAGATCCTCAACCAGCGGTTCGAGCGCCCCGAATGGGGAGACATATCGATCGCGGCCGCTGCGCGAGAGATCGTCTCGGACAACCAGCGATTGCGCGCGGAACGGGATCGAGCGCGATTGACGGCGATGCGGATGTGGGCAGAGCTGCGCGACGAGCTCGGCACCGAGGCAGTCAGACGGGCGCCGCTGGTCACGCAGCAGCTGGTGCTCTACACGGGTGACGTGCTCGATATCGCGATCGCCATTGTGGTCGAGTGCACCGATCGACTCCGCACCCGATCGAAGACCTCGCAAAGGTCAGACGGTGGCTAGGAATGGCCGCCAGACAGCGTTCGACCCGGCGCCGGGCGATGTCTACACCACGGTCGACGGGTCTGCGTGGGTTGTCACGCGGACCCATGCCGGCCGGAGGGTCGAGCTCGAGCAGTACTGCACTGCGATCGCGAGCACCTGGTCGACCACGATCCCGAACCTACTTGCTCACACCGATACCTGGAGAAAGCGAACGACATGAGCACCAACCCTGATTGGATCACGATCCAGTCGACCGCCCCGAAGCTGCACAAGCCCGGGTACTTCATCGACGAGCACGGCACGAAGAGCACGCACCACTCGCTCGAGGTGGGCGAGATCACTCTACTGCAGGGTCGGCCGATCGACTGGGTGATCTTCGCACGCAAGCTCGAGCAAGAGGCCGCGAGCTATTGCACCCCCGACGAGCTGCTGCCGCTCGCCGCCTATCCCGGCAAACAGGTCTCTCAGCTGCAGGTCGACGCGCTTGAGGTCTTGCACGACTCGGCACAGGTGCTCGAACGCAGCCGGGCCGTGCGGGCGCCGGCGGCGAGAATCGCGGCCAGCGTACGCAAGCTCGCGAGAGCGATGACCGACCGCCCCGATCTCTACCGCGAGGCCGCCGCGCAAGAGCTCATGCTGATCGGTGTTCGAGTACTCGAGATCCTCGAGGTGTTCGGCCGGGGCCGGGGCTTCGACTCGGATCGGACGGGATCATGACCGGCATGCGAGTGCTCACCGTCCGCCAGCCATGGGCGTGGGCGATCATGCACGGCGGTAAAGACGTCGAGAACCGGAGCCGGAATCTCGCAGGCGACTACCGTGGGTCGGTCGCGATTCATGCCGCGAAGTCGGTCGACATGGAAGCGTTCAGGAGCCCCAACATTATCGGGGCGATCGCGTTGAAGCGCCTGTTCTCTAGAGCCAGCGACCCGGCAACGTTCAAGGAATCGCCGCGCGGGCGCATCATCGGAGTCGTTGATCTCGTCGACGTGCACCATGGCCCCGAGTTTGGTGGTGGGTGCCACCAGCTCGGTAGCCCGTTGCCGGTCAATCCAAACTATGACCCCTGCTCGGCATGGGGTGATGCCGGCGCTTACCACTTGGTGTTGAGCAACCCGCGCCCGCTCACCAAACCACTTGAGCATCGCGGAGCGCTCGGCCTGCGACATCTTGACGAAGACACGACCGCGCAGATCCTCGCGCAGATTGGGGCATGACCATGGGCTACGCCGTTTACGAAGATCGGGCAGCGCGTGATCTTGGGGTTGAACGTTGGGCAGGGTACGGTGTGCCCGCTGTTTGCGATGTCGCTGGGTGCGAGGTCAAGATCGACCGAGGTATGGGGTATCGATGTGAGGAGTACACGACTTACACCTACTACGACGCTGAAGGCAACCCGTGCAACGACGCTGACGACTGGGCGGAGGAATGCGAAGCGCAGGAGCAGGGCTGCGGCCTGCACTTCTGCGAACATCACCTCGAGCACGGCTCAGGTCACCGCGAAGATGTCGTGCCGAAGCCGGACACGCAGGAGTGGGTGCGATTCATCCTCTCGGACGAATCGTGGGCGGATTGGCGAGATGAGAACCCATATCGCGTCGCCGCATATGAAGCTGCACTACCGGAAGAGGGGGTGAGAACGCATGAACATTCGTGAGATTCGAGAGAAGATCCGGCAGGTCGATAGCGAGCGCGCAAGAGTTAGAGCGCTTGAGAGTCTTGCCGACATCGTGATGCAGTTCACCGAAGAGCGGACCGTGACATTGAGTCCGGCTGGTCGCATTATGGCGTGGCTTCGCAAAGACGATCGCCTTACTGGCGAGAAACCTGCACGCGACATCACTCTTACTAGAGAGGAGCGGAACGAGCTGATTGATTGGCTTAGGCTGTCGGCCTGGCAGCGCAAGAAGCGCGCTGACGCGATGGAGGCCGAGATCGTTGCGAGCCGGGGTGAGAGCGATGGCGAGTGAGTTGGGCCCCCGGGCGCGCGAGGCCCGGGACGAGATCGGGTGGACTGACTCGAACGATGCGATGCAGGTGACGTTCGCGATGTTGCAGCTCGCTCGAGTTGTCGTGGACATGGCCGAGCAGATCGATCGACTCACGGTGTTGGTTGAATCAGGAGGTGACAAGAATGGAGCAGCTGACTCGAGCTGACTGGTTGGTCGAGCGGCTTGCTCAGGTGCCACCACTCGTGGTGCAGTTGCGATCCCAGGCCGTGCCCTCACTGCAGGCGAAGCAGGACGGCCGTGTCTCGGGCTCCCGTGACGTCGCCGCCCCGCCGCTGCAACTGACGCCGCTCGATGAGGCAGACGCTTTGTGGGCTCGGGTGTGCTCGCTTGCTGTGATGCTGGCGACGAGACTCGACGCGACCCCGCCTGCAGCGCTCGACCGCCAGCGCCTGAATCGCCTCGACGGTGTGGTGCGAGTGCAGGGGTTCGCGTCGTCGCATGCTGGTGTGGTCTGGCGTGATGCGTTCGAGGTGACGCAGTGGTTGATCCGTAGGTCATGGCGTTTGGCGATGGGCGCCGAGTATGGGGAGTCTGTGGACAAGCTCGCTGCCGAGGTCGATCGCCTTGCGAAGCAGGTGGGTGCGTTCACGGGTTATCGGCATAAGACCTATCGCCCGGACCCGTGCTGGGTGTGCGGACAGTACGCGTTGCTGCCTCGCTGGGGCGACGGCGAGCTGCTCGGTATCGACTGTGAGCATTGCGGTGCGAGCAGAGAGGTCAAGCGCGGGTGAGCAGCGCTGACCGTATCGAGCGTGATGGAGCGACCTGGTACACCTACCGAGGCGCAGCTCGCCGCGTTGGCCGTCATGTGCAGCGAATCAAAGAGTGGCGAGCACAGGGTATGCCGATGGCGTTCGATAACGAGGGTCGTCGGATAGTCGAGGAGAGCGTGTTGCTTGCCGAGTACCGCAGAAGGCTGGGGCGTTGGCCGATCCATCAACAGCGAATGAATCAGATCACACGAAACACACAGGGCGAGAACATTAGGCCGTCTCCATCAGTACCCCCTACTGTGTGAAGTGCAGGATCAGGCCAGCGGACATTACGTCCGGTGGCCTTTCTGCTTTTCTCCTTGGTTCGGGGCGCGGGGCGCGTGCGCATGCGCGCGTCTCGCGGAACCGAGAAGGAGTAGTGACGATGAGGGTCTGCTCGGTAGCAGGGTGCCCGGAGATCTACCCGGTGGCAGAGGGCAGCAAGTGCCATTCACACCGGCGCCAGGCAGATAGGGCGAGGGGCACGTCGGCCGAGCGCGGCTACGGCGGCCGAGGTCACCGATCCTTCCGCACCTCAGTGCTTGAGCGGGACTCGATCTGCGTGCTCTGCGAGATCGAGCAAGCGACCGAAGCTGACCATCATCCCTACTCACGCAAAGAGCTTGAGGATCTCGGGCTCAATCCGAATGATCCTCGCTTCGGTCGTGGTTTGTGCTCGCCTTGCCACAAGATCGAGACCGCAAAGGCTCAGCCTGGAGGCTGGAACGCCAGCAGCTGAGAGGCCCCGGCAGGCACTTGCCGAGGCGACTCATCACCCCAGGGGGGAGACCCCCGAAACCTACGCCCGGAGTACCGCCGGGGAGGTGGAAAAAAAGTCTGTCAGGTTCAAAACTTTCTGGGTCTGACGCAAGGTCCGACCTGGGTTCACCTCCCGCGCAACGCGGGATCGGAGGGCAGAAGACATGACCAGTGGAGGCGCACGCTACCGTTCAGGTCCGGCGAAAGATCCCAACGCTCTTCGCCGCGATCGCAAAGACGATGCGGCATGGACTGAGCTCCCCTCGACCGGCCGACAAGGCCGCGCACCGGCCTGGCCGTTGCAGGGAAAGATGCTCGCTGGCGAGCTTGGCCTGTGGCGCACACTCTGGCGTCGACCGCAAGCGATCATGTGGGAAGAACTGCACCTCGAACTGCAAGTTGCCTCCTACGTGCGCGCATACCTCGAGTCGGTGCGCCCAAATACTTCCGCAGCAAGCAAGAACGCGGTGCTGCGGATGCAGGAAGATCTCGGACTTTCGATCAGTGGCCTCGCAAGGCACGGCTGGAAGATCTCTCGCGACGAGCTCGGCGCTCGCCGCAGCGAACAACAGTCGTTTCGTACCGCTGGCACCGACGTTCGAACTCGACTGCGTGCGGTGAACAATGAATGAGCCAGCGCACCCAATGATGGTGGCGCCGGCGTGGATCGAAGCTCACTGCGTGATCCCCGACATGACGCACCAGGGCGATCCATTCCTACTTGGCTCTGAGCAGCTCCTATTCGTCGCCAACCATTACGACGTCAAACCGAAAGCTCGGTTCGATCCGCTGGCAGAGTTCGATCTTTCCCGGAGACAGAACCCACGTGCTTCGGCATTCGTTTACCGTCGTTCGCAGCTGGTGCGCTCCCAGAAGTGGGGCAAATCGCCTCTAATTGGTGGCATGACCTGCCTCGAGGGCGTCGGCCCAGCACTCTTCGGGGGCTGGGCTGAAGGCGGCGAAGCGTACGACTGCATCGAGCACGGCTGCGGTTGCGGCTGGGGCTACGAGTACGAGACCGGCGAGCCGATGGGTCGGCCATGGCCCACTGCTCTTATTCAGATCACCGCGACAACCGAAGACCAGGCCGACAACACCTACGACGCGCTGCGGCCGATGATTGAGCTCGGCCCGCTCGCGGCGCTGATCCCGAAGACGGGTGAAGAGTTTCTGCGGCTCCCGAACGGCGGCCGTGTCGACAAGGTGACATCGAAGGCGAACTCTCGTCTCGGTCAGCGTGTGACGTTCGTGCCGCAGGATGAGACTGGTTTGTGGACTGCATCGAATGGTGGGCACAACCTAGCCAAGAAGCAGCGCCAGGGCCTCGCGGGTATGGGCGGCCGTGCGATGGAAACCACGAATGCGTGGTCACCAGCGGATGACTCAGTCGCGCAGCGCACCTACGAGTCGCCCGCAAAAGATATCAATCGTGATTTTCGGCAGCCACCTTCGAATCTCGACTTCTCAAGCAAGCGCGATCGTCGCAAGATCTTCATCTTCAACTACAAGGGCGCGCCTTGGGTCGATGTTAACGACATCGAGGGCCAGGCGGCCGAGATGATGGAGAAGGACCCGGCCGACGCTGAGCGCTTCTTTGGGAACCGAATCGTTGCCGGTGACGGTGCGTGGCTGAAAGACCTAGCCAAGTGGGATGCAAAAGCTCTCGACGGGTTAGACGATCGACCGGCCCCGATCAAAGTAGCTCCACGAACAAAGCTCTGTCTCGGAATGGACGGGTCAGACAACGAGGACTTCACCGGTATACGTGCCGAAACCCTCGATCAGCACCAGTTCACGCCCACGTACCTCGATGGTCGAAAGACTTTGTGGCGCCCGTCTGAGTGGAACGGCCGTATCCCTCGTGCTGAAGTGCGATCAGCGTTTCAGTCGATCGCTACCGAGTTCCAAGTCATACGAGCGTATTGCGACCCGCAATTCTGGGAAACCGAGATTGACGAGCTCGCGGCAGAGTTCGGCATCAAGATCTTCGTTAAGTGGCCGACCAACCGGCCGCTGCCGATGTTCAACGCGCTCGAGCGGTATCGCACCGACGTGTACAACCCTGATTCACGCCTCACGCATGACGGTGATCCTGAGGTGCGGCAGCATCACCAGAACGCGGTCATGCGAATGCGTGCCGTGACAAAGAATGCCGAAGGGCAGCCTGTGCGGCAGTACATCCTCGGCAAGCCCGAAGAGCACCAGAAGATCGACTACACGATGAGCTCGGTGCTCGCCCATGAGGCAACTCTCGATGCGCTCGCCGCCGGTGAACAGGCCCAGGAAGACCCGCTCTACATCTACTACTGAGCCAAAGGGGGTGTCGTGGACGCTCTTGAAGCTTTGACCACCGTGAACCGTCTCTATGCGCGGGTGCTCGGCAGACGACCAGATATTGAGAAGAACTCGGAGTACTACCGTGGCGAGCAGCCACTGAACTATGCCACTGCGGAGTGGAAGAAAGCCAACGCCGAGCAGTACATTGGGTTCTCTGACAACTGGGTGGCCCCGGTCGCGAATGCTGAGCTCGAACGTATCGAGCACATCGGAGTCAAGCTCGATGAGGAACAGTACGGCAAGGCCGCGCAGGAGCTATGGCAACAGTGGCAACTGAATGAGATGCAGATGCAGTCTTCTCAGGGGTTCCTGGCGTCGCTCAATCATTCCACCTCTTTCGTGCTGGTCTGGCCGAGTTCTGATCATGAGGGTGAAGCAGAGATCACCTGGGAGAGTGCGCGGCAGGTTGAAGTCGAATATGACTGGTTCAATCCACGCCGCCGCCGAGCAGCAATCAAGACTTGGCAAGACGAGAAGTGGGAATACGCCAACCTCTACACAGCTGAGGAGCTGTGGAAGTGGCAGCGGCCTCGCCTCGCATCGAAGACTGATCGGGCGTCACAAGCAGAGCAGGGCAAGCCGGAAGGCGCATCTGATGGTGGCTGGGTACCTCGCGAAGTACCGCGGGAAACCTGGCCACTTCGCAACCCAATGGGTGAAGTGCCGATCGTGCCGATACCGAATCGACCGCTTCTTGGCGAAGACCCCATCTCGGAGATCCGGGGCGCGATGGCGATGCAGGATGCGATCAACCTGTTGTGGGCCTACCTCTTTCTCGGCGCCGACTATGCGTCGATGGAAGCACGGGTGGTGCTCGGCTCAGGCCCGCCGGTCGTACCGATCCTCGATGAGGAAGGCAAGATCGTTGGCCAGCAGAAGATCGACATGCAGGAGCTGCGCGAGAAGCGCATTGCCTACATACCGAACGCCGACGCAAAGATCGATTCGTGGCCTGCAGCGCAGCTCACTCCGTTCACGGAAGTGATCGAGATGGCGATCGGCCATATCTGCGCGCAGTCACGCACACCGCCCTCGTACCTGCTCACTCGCCGCGGCATGTCGAACGTCAACGGTGAGGGCCTGAAAGCCAGCGAGATCGGACTCGTCAAGAAGACGCTCGAGTTCGAGAAAGTGGCAACCCCGCACCTCCGCGAGATCCACCGTCTAGTTGCACTCGCGAAGGGCGACAAGAAGCTCGCGCAAGCTGCACGTCTTGCGACGATGCGCTGGGCGAACCCCGAGATCCGGTCCGAAGCGCAGCTCGCCGACATGTTGCTCAAGAAGAAGTCGATCGGTTACCCCGTCGAATATCTGATGGAGCTGGACGGCATGGATCCCATCACGATCAACCGCGTGCTCGCCATGATCGAACAGGAGCGTCGAGATCTGCAGCTGGAAGCTGCGATGAGGGGGCTCGATGATGCTGAGAGCAGCGCAAACGCAACTCAGGACTCAGCAGAGGATCTCGGCGACGACAACGGCGGCGACATTAAGTCTCTGGCGCTCGCTCGGCCCTGATTTCTCCGCTGAGTGGGATGGACGAGTTCGCTCGCAGATCACCGAGGTGGTCAGTCGTGGGCGGCGGGCCTCAATCGCGCAGGCACTCACCTACACCGATGCGGTGCTCGAGGAGACAGGGCAGGTTGCCCCGCCGGTCGGGCAGCTGAGCCCGGCCGCATTCCTCAGCGCAGCACCAGATGGTCGAGACATGGGGTCGCTGCTAGATCAAGCCGTGATACAAGCGAAAGCCGCAGTCAGAACCGAGTCGGCCCGCATTGATGAGGCGGGCTTCGTGCTCACCTCGAGCGCGCGATCGCAGGCTGGCCTGCAAACTGCTCTCGCCGCCGGTGAGCAGTTCCTGTCGATGGCGCTGCTCACCGTGATGGCGGATACTCGCCGCGAGGTCTACGCGGCCGACCTCGTGCGTCGACCACTGCTCACCGGGTATGTGCGCATGCTGAACACTCCGAGCTGCTCTCGGTGCGTACTTCTCGCGGGGAAGTGGTTTCGTTGGAACGAGGGGTTCGACAGGCACCCGCGCTGCGACTGCCAGCACATTCCGGGCCGGGAGGACGTGGCCGGGGATCTCCGCACCGATCCATACGAGTACTTCAATTCGCTCTCGCGAGCAGACCAGAACCGCTACTTCGGCAAAGCCGATGCGCAAGCGATTCGCGATGGCGGCGACATCTACCGCGTCGTCAATATCCGGTCACGAGGGCTCGCAACTGCTCGAGCTGGCCGCAAGTATGGCACCCCAACGCGAATCACCATCGACGACATCTACGCTGCCGCAGGCAACGATCGCGATCGCGCGATCGAGCTCATGCGACAGGAAGGGTTCATCACGGGTCCGCAGCGGCGCGGCGGCAACATCATTGGCCGTTTCCACGAGTCGTACTCGAAGCCAATTAGCCGGCCGATCACACCTGGCTCGAAGCGCGATCGCGTGCTGCGTGCTCGCGAGA